TTTACCGCATAGGCAACCTCCAGAGAATCCGACAGCACCTTGATGCTTCCTAGCGTTGATTTGCTGGATGCTATGGAGGTGACCCATAATGACAGCACCCTGAGGCTCTGCGTAATGGATAGCGTGTTCCTCTACGGCTCTTACACCACAGGTGTATCCGTGTACAAAAGCAATTTTGCCTAATCTATGTACGCCTTGTTCTGCGTGATAGTCGTAAATTTTCTTGCAACCGTTCTTCTTAAGATGGCTCTTAATGCTCTCCTTTAGGTCGTGGCAATAGTCTACCATCATCCCGCTAGTCGAGCCGTTGATAATCTGGTCAAGGCGGTCATCGTGATTTCCGTTTAGGAATACAGAAGGTTGGACACGGGTAATGAAATCTTTGCCAGCCTTGACATCAGCAATCAGCGACTCGTCTTCTTCCTTGCGACCAGCACCACGCCTGATGCTTCTAAAATCCCAGTTATCACCTAGGTGGATTACTTGGTCAGGAGAAAACCACTTAAGAAATTTGAAGAACTCAGCCGCAACATCTTTATCCACCATATCACCGTGGTTGTCACCTACGGCTACGAACTTAATTAGTTTGCTCATTAGAGATATCGAAAGTGGGGTTTTGTAAAACCTTGAACTGGTCGGTACGCATATGACGGATAACACCGTCTTTCTCTAGCACAATAGCAAAGATGTCGTTACTCCAAGTTCCACCATCCCGCACATACATCATCCATCCATAGCCGATATCGGTTTGGACTGGGATTGGATTGCGGAATTCGTGAATCATTTTTTATTAGGCTTAATAGAACAGTCCTTTAAAACGGAGTAAACTGAACACCTAACCAAGTTATGTTTATTAATAATTTCTCTTGGAGTTAATCCGTTTTGGTGTTCAAGAATAACAATTTCCTTTACTGAGCCGTGCTTGCGTCTGCCTTTATCTAGTTTAAAATCTAGATTCATACGCCTCTTAACACCATAGACTGCACCATAAGACAGCCCACAAGCCTTGGCTGTCTCTGGCATAGTTAAACCATCACAGTAAGCCTTAACCACAAGCAACAGGGTTTTGCCGTAACCATATGTGCTTGTGCCTTTATTCATTTGTTCGTGCGGAACTTCCGTGTGTTCAACCAACCTTGTCGCCCACCACCAGAAGTAGAATGAGAGTACAGGATGTCTCCACCCTCTTCAAGCATCTTGATGTAGTTCTTTGCTTCCGCTAGTTTGTTTAAAAGACTAGCCGTATCTGGTGCGTCAAGTTTAGCCACCAGTTCCTTGACTTCTAAGCCAAGGATTAGTGCCGCTGCTTTTTCTGAGTTCCTGCGTGGGTCATAGCCAGCCTTACGAGGGACGAACCCCTCGGCTTGGCTAACGATTTTCTCGGCTTGTTCCATAGGTAGAGAGATGAATTTTGCTACTTTGCGTTTGCGTTGCTGAATGATGGCGTGACGGAGGTAGGTGATTCCTTCTGTCTTTGGCTGGTACTCAGGCATCCTTCTTATCTGCTTCCAGCAACTTAACCAAGTCCTGCTGGTTGTACCGCTTGTACTTACCTTCAACGGTGAAGTTGTAGTAGGTCTGGCGGTGAATCTTGGTGGGCTTCAGGAGGCGAGCGATGTTACCATCCGAAAGGATGATGTAGTTCGTGCCTTTGCCGTAGTACTTATAGGTATTGGACATATGAATTATGGGTTAGAATTAGAAAGGGACTTCGTCAGCGGTTTGCGGTGCTTCGCCTTCAAAGAGACGGATTGCTTCAGCCTTAATAGCGAGGTCTTTAGGGGAAACGGTGGTTGATTCACCAAAGGGCTTGGGAGTCCAGACCTTAGCGAAGTAGTAGAGGTCACCGCACTTAACGCTACGGTCATCTTCCTTCTTCGGGAGTTCAGCAAGAGGAATACCCTTGCGGTCACCGAAGGGTGCAACCATAGCACCAGAAGCCTTAACGGACTTACCAGCGTTAGGGTTAGGGATGTACTTCATTCCCTTTGGAGGGTTCTCAAGCGAGACAGTACTTCCAGCCTTTGAGACTCGGTCAGTCTCTGCATCGTCATCCTCAGTAGCCACGCCAGACACCGAAGCCAAAGCGTAGCGGCGAAGATAAGAAATGAGTGCTCCTGCGTCTTGTCCCTTGAGTCCCTTCTCTGCTGGGATAAGAGCGTCAGCCGATAGGTACGCACCACAAGCGTGGATGACGAGGGTTCGCACACCAACGCTTTCGGAATCACCGATAGGCATTTGGATGATGGCAAGTCCGTGCTTTGCGGCAAGGGGTTTAAGTGCAAGCAGGTGAGCGGATAGGCTGGCATAACGATTGCGATGAAATGGATTGGTGGAGTCTGCGTGGATATCCTTACTGGCTTCAATGAAGTCCACTAGGGATTTGAACAGGATGGCTTGGGTTTCTGGAGTGTTTTGGCTCATAGGATTATTATCGAAGAAAGTGCTGAAAGGATTCATAGAAGCAATGTGTTATACATTCTTGGTTTCGTCAACCGTTTTTTCTAAAATATTTCTGACAAAATCAGAACGGGTCATTGCGTTTTTCTTTGAAAGAGTGTTCAGACGGGCGAGTGTCTTACTTTCGATGCGAAGAGTCAACATCATTTCTTTGTTACGCTGACGAATTTTTAAAGAAGTTTTTTTCATAGTGGAAGGAGCGGAGAAGAACAGAAGGGTATTACTAATGCAAGGCTAAAGTTATACTATTATGACCCTGCCCCTACCATCTGGTAGTAGTCCTTTAGTCTTCGGATAAGGGCAACGCCAGTCTCCTTGTCCCTAGCGTCAAAACGCTCTAATAGAGTAGAACCGTTGAAGTTCGTGCTAACAATGGTAGCCCTACGAGCCGTGCTACGCTCGTCAATGATAGCGAACAGGTCAGAAGCCATACGCTGGGTAAGCCGCTCCTTACCAAAGTCATCTAAGATTAAGAACGGCATCGTGATTAACTGGTCTAGAGCCGTGCCGTGCTTCTGGTCTTTAAAACCCATTTCAATGGTGGTCTCCAGTTTACGCATAGTCAAGAACTGGAAGTTCAATTGCTTGTCCTTTAGGGCTTCCTCAGCCCACATACGGCAGATGATAGCCCAGATACCACGGGTCTTCCCAATGCCCGTAGTGCCGTGCAGAAGGAGACCAGAGACATCACCGCTGGGCTTCCAATCCAGAGCCTTCTGGATGTTGGGGTGAAGGCGAGCGATGTCAGTATCCCTAAAGATTTCTGGCATAGATGGAGGGATAATAGAATCAACCAATCCAGCATCGGCTACACGGACGGCATCTAGGTGCTCACGGCAATGATGCCAGCGAACCAGTTTATGAGTGCTGTCGTTCTTAGCAAACAACGCACCCCTACGACCACAATGACAGGCGATGTCGCTCATTTGGACTGCTTGCCCTCCTTGGCGGCGTTCCACGCTTCAACGCAGATGTTCCATCCAATGTGAGTAAGGTTTAACGCCATCTCATCCCCCGCCTTGGTCAGCCGCTCGACCTGTCCGCAGAGCATAGCAGACTTTTCAATTTCCTCGTCTAGTTTCTGGTCAAGGTAATCACAATTATTATCAAGGCGTTGCTTCTCCGTGAGCAACCAAGCGTAATCACGGAACTCGACATACTGTCCTTCCCCGTCCGACTGCATCACATCACCGCCTAGCGTCTGCTGGGCTTGGATGCTGGCTACATTGTAGCGAGGTGGCTTATTTAGGTTTCTCATTAGAATCAGAATGCTTCGTGGTCGCTTGCTGTCAATGGTTTTGTGTTACCTTTTCCACTTTGAGACCTAGCAGGTTCAAAGAGACCCTGCCAGCCGTTCTTAATAGACATCTCAATTGAGATAATGGACTTCTGCTCACCCCATAGTGCGAACTCCTTCCATTGAGCCTTCATCGTGCTCTCCTTGATGGGCTTCTTGATTTCCTTTCGGTAAGCAATCCAAGACATCCAAGCATTGGAGAACTCTTCTGATTCAAAGGGTAAAGGAGATGACCAAGGAGCAGAATCCTTTGTATCTTTATCCTCTTTATTATCATCTTTACTATATGGGTGCAATTTATTGCATCCCCCCCGTGCATTATTTTGCACCCCCCCGTGCAATGGATTGCACCCCTCTGAGCGGGTGACCTGTGCGTCAGTTCGGGCTTTTACTAAAGCAACCTTACTAACAGTCCTGATAATTCTGCGTCCTGCAACCTCTTGACGGACAATGAGTTTAGCGTCATCCAGTTCCTTTAGGATGTTCTGAAGTTGACGCTTTTCCAGTTGAAGGTGATTCTGGAGGTACGCATTGGATGCGAAGCATCCGTCCTCGTTGTCCAGCCCATCGACCACCCCAAAGCACACCTTAGCGGTGATGCTGATGGGATAGGTCAGGACGATGGCGGGAATCCAAATCCCCGTGAACTTAGGCTCGCTCACTTGGTTAGTTTCAGGTTCACGACCTCGTCAGCGTAAGCGGGGTACTGTCCGCTCTTCTGGCAATGACCGAATCGAATCATAGCCATCTCCCAAGACTGGTAGGTCAAGGCTAGGTCATCAACGCTGATGGAGTAGCAACCAACCGCAAAGGGAGGCTCTTTTTCCTGAACGATGAAGATGAAGTCATTGACAGGCTTACCAGCATTGGTTAAGAGCCAGCGATATTGGATATCCTGATAGGCGTACTTATACTTCCAGATTGCCTTACGGAAGCCTTCAGGAGAAGCATCCTCTGCCGTCTTGAGGTCTACGATAATACCCTCGGCTTCGTTGTAGCCGTCTAGCAAGCCCTTCAAGCGAACTTGCTTGTCTTTTGAGTCCTGATATGTGCCAAAGCAAGCGACCTGCTTGTGCGTCAATGTACGGAGAAGACGGTTAGCAACAGGGTGCTCGTACAGGGCTTTCTTCATCAGCGGAATCATCTCTGCTTCCTTGGGCGAGATAACAGCCTTACCAGCCGCATCAATCTTGAACTGCTCCTTGACCGCCTTACCCTCCTTAGTCCTGCCGTCCACATCTGGCATCACGGCATAGAAGTCGCTGGGCTTCTGCTGAAGAATCTCAGCATCATAAGCCGTGCCGAACTGCATAGCGGCAGTAGGCTCGCTCATCTGGTCGCAATGTGCGAGGTAGTGAGCGGGAGACTTGAGGAAGTGACTGAGCATAGACTTGCTCAAGCCAGTTGCTTTCCGATAATCGGAATCAACGATGTTAGGGACAAAGGACGGGTCAATGCCCTTTCGGATTTGGATGGTGTTGCTCATAGGAACAACACTAGTATCCATCGGTATTACAACAAGTCAACCCCCAATCTTCTTTTTTCTCTTATCTCTCGCCTTTTTATTTCGTCTCAATCGCTTCTCATCTTCTGTCTTATGTGTTGGGTGGAATTCAGGACGCTGATGGGCAGAGAAGTAATTCCAGTACGCTAGAATTTTTACAACAAACTCGTAACTGGTTTTTTCCCGTTTGGCTCGTCTTGCTAGGTTCTTAATCTTACCCTCAATGCCATTGCAGTTCTGACACAGTACACCCCTAATCTTACCCGTTTCGTGGTTGTGGTCAAGGCACGGGGTAACAGTTTTTAAGTCAATTTCACATAGCCAGCATACGCCACCCTGTTCAAGAATGACCTTATCTCTGAATCCAGAGATGTCTTTTGGCTTTAATCTCATTTTTAGGTCTACTAATACAGGCGATTAGAATTGACAAGACATAAGTTACGCATAGAAATAAGATTACAACTAGAAATCCAACTTGCAGGAATGCATCCATCTAGAAGCCTATAATATTATGGAATACGAATCAAGCCCAGAACGCTTAAGCACGAACCCTTCTTTAAGGGTTACTGGCAAGAAAGTCCCCAAAGAAAAGCGTGACAAGACCATCGAACTGCTTAAGGACGGTCTAGGTGCTAGTGCCGTGTCAGCCCAGACGGGCGTTAGCAAGCCAGCGGTGCTCGCCATAAGGAAGGACATCGAAGACCACAAGGGGTTCGACCTAGGCACTTGGAAGAAAAACACCTCAGCCCTTTTATCCCAGATTGTCAGCAAAGGCTCGCACAGGCTTCTGGAGGAGATTGAGAATATCCCAGCAGGTCAGTTACCCCTAGCCATCGCCATTATGACCGACAAGGTTATGGCTCTTCAAGACGCTCCTACGGTGGTCGTAGAGCACCGCCTTAAGGTTACCCACCAAGACATCAATAAGATGCTCAAGGGTGACATAATCGACATTGTGCCAATCAAAGAATAGGGCTTGACAGGGTAATACTAGTGTCCTACATATACGCACGATATGTATGCATACCGTATTAGAAACTTAAATATTAAACACGAAGGTAGCGAATACCTCGTTGGTGGACAGGCTCATTATGTAGTTGAAGACTACGAGGAAGATGGAAAGCAAGCCGCTTTTGAGACTGCGGAACTTTACGATGCCCTTGGAAAGTCTGGCTATGTTACCGACAAAGAGGTCTTAGCACAGATTGCGGAGTCTGCCGTAGCCGTTTTAAATAACGACTCGCATCTCTGCCGCACCTTAGGCTCTAAGATTTATACCTAAAAAAAAGGTCACCTAACCCGTTACGGTTGGTGACCCTTGTTCCTTTAGGAGTAGCCTTTAGGAAGGCTCGACTTCCTTGTCGATTTCTTCCTTTGCCGCCTTAACCAGTTCCGAGTACTCGATGGTTGCGGTGGAGAAGGACTTGATGGATTGGAGGTACACCACACGCTCAACGGTGATGGTGCAACCCTTCCAGATGGACTGCCAGTTCTTGTAGGTGGCAAGAGCCTCCAAAGCGGAGTCTTTGCTGTACACAAAGGTCTGTGCCTTGTTATTGTCTTCTTCGACAATAGAGCGGATGATGAGATAAACGATTGGGTTCATAGGATTTATTTACTGGATGGATGCTAGGTGGGTGAGAATGAAAGTATTACAGTCTTTTGCTTTTTAGCAAGGGTTTTTTTGTCTTTTTAGTTTTTTTCTTCAGGGTCGTCCTGAATGGCGAGGTCGATGCAGAGTCCCGTGTCTTCATTGAGCATTTCGATAATTAGGTTCTCAATGTTTTTTCGGTCAATATGGGTCAAGCCCATCTCTGCGGTGCTTTTTTTCGCTTTTAGGTTATAGTCCTGAAGGACGCATTTGTCGAAGTAAGCGACTAGGTATTCTTCTTTTCCTTTTTCGCCCCAGAACTCATAATGACCCTCTCCGATGTCGCAGAGTTCAAAGTGAGCGTAGCCTGTGGCTAGGACGGTGATGTTTCCGTATTGGACTTTTAGGTTTTTGAATTGGTAAGTATCCATAGGTTTAGAGTGTATTACTCTTTTAGGTTTAGCAAGGTCTTTTTAGTTTTAAAGTTAAGGGGAGTTTTACCTCCCCGACTTATTATGGGCATAAAGTGAATAACCAGAGGTCGGCTCAACAGGGCTGAACACGCCAACGCCAACCGATGCCCGTGGTAGATTACGCTACCCTCTCGCCTCTCTGGTTAAGTTTTCCGCATAAAGGGGAGTTACCCCCTGCCTTACTTACGACCAAGGTGGTATCCAGCGACACCAGAGCAAAGGGTCTTTTTACCCCCGTTATGCTCACGGCTTGCGTCAGTAAGTTTATGTTCAATGAATCTGTCAAGAGCGTCAAGGAAGTCCTTGCTTACCCTTTTTCCAAATTGCATTTTAACAAACTTTTTAACGGCTGATACATTGATGTATTTTTGGCTCATATGCGGATGTGAAAGAACTGAAAGTTATTCTACTTACCAAAAAGGGGTTAGTGACTTCCCCCTGACTTTTACTTTTGCCCGATGAGCAATTTCTCTTCCTGACGCTCTTTATATGGCTTAACGCAGATGACTTGATTCCTTCCATAAGCCATCCTGAAACGCTCGTCCCTGAACTCAGGGTTCAGTAACTGAATCGCTTTAGCAATGGAAACGCAAGTGTCTTGCTGGTTTCGCCAGTATTCGCAAAGGGTCAAATACTCTTCTGTCTGCTTGATAGTAGGCTCACCTTTTAGATGAAGCCGTTCAGCCTCACGAAACATCTCTTCTTCACCTGCAAAGGCGAAGTAAAGAGCAGTTTCAAGGGAGTCAATTGACTGCTTAATACGGTTATAAGAGCAAGAGGAGAACTCTCGCAGGTCTGGCTTTGTCATTTTGTTTTTGGTTTGGTGTTCCCCTCCAGCGAAATTGCTGGTTTAGGGAAAGTAGAATGAGAAGGAACTGAAAGTAGTGAATCCAATGTAATACCTTTATGCAACCAAAAAAGAGGGGTTAGTAACTTCCCCCCCTGACTTACTTCTGTTCGCTGAGACGCTTGAGCATCTCCTCTAGGACGACCTTGATGAGTTCACGAAGTTCCTCCTTAGAGGGCTTCTGAGCCTCACCAATCTGCTCTTCTACCGCTTCGGCGACCTTTTCCTCAAGGGAATCGCTGAGGTCTTCAGTATTCTCCTCGATAAGGTCGTTCACACGGTCGGAATCACAGTAGTCGCTATTCCCCATCCATTGTTCGATTTGGTCGTCAATGTCGTCATTCTTGACATAATCGTCAAGGTCGAGGTCATTAACGGTGCTTTCGAGTTCGTCCAGACGGTCTTCGACACCGCTGAGGTCAGGCTCGCTCTCGATAGAGAGAGCACCGACCTTTTGGTCGAGCGTGTTGACATCCTTCTGGACGCTGTTGAGGGTGAGGGTCAGGTCGTTAAGACCTAACCAGTTGGCTAGCCACTTCTTGAGCATTTTGTTTTTGGTTTTTGGGTATCCCGCTCCCTCAGGTTTGAGGGTTCACGGAAATTGGACTGTGAAAGAACTGAAAGTAGTAGAAACACCTTTCCCCCAGTTGTCAACCAGATTGAGCCAAGAAAAGAAGGGTTAGTGACTTCCCCCTCTGCTTTATTCTGCGTCCCGCTTATCGATTAGGGTCTTCCATTGCTTGAAAGTGTTCCCAGTCGAGTACACGCTATTCGTCCAGAGACCCCAGTAAACTAGGACATCTTGGTCGGTTAGGATATACTTGCCGTCCTTGTCTGCTCCCTGCCAACTGGCAGGGTCTTGCTTCAGGGTGTTCTCGCCTACCCATAGGGCTGGCAGTTTACCCTTCGCTCGCAGGTATTGGACTCGCTTCAAGACTTCGCTCTTCTTAGCCAAGCCGCCTGTGTAGTTCATACGCAGGGTCAGCGTTAGCCAGATGAGTGCTTCCATCTTGGGGTGCATCACGGTTGTCGGTTCGCCCTTGTCGCTCAGGAATGTGTAGTTCCTGACGCTCTTGGGCAGTTTCTCAGCAAGCCAGTCGAGGCTCATATCTTTGTGTGGTTGTGGTTTGGGTTACCCGTCCCCGATTGTTCCACATAGAACATTCGGTTTCGGGAAGGGTTTCAAAGAGCGGGTAGGTGTTGTCCCTACTCCTACTAAGATATGCCCCTAGCGGCTGAGTGCAAGGTCATATCAGGGTATTTGATACGCAGTAGCAGAACTAATGACCCCTATAAGGACAGACTAATGCACCCCCATAGCACGAACCGTGCCAAGTGCGTTGACAATGGCAAGATTGCCCTAGGAGGGTGGCTTCTCCAGCCGATGCTACCCCCTAGACCCACCCCTGTAAACGCCTCTGACACCCCATTCTGAGTGAAGTTCTAAAGCGTTGAATATCAACGACTTACACACACACCCGTGTCAAGCCGCCAGATGATGCTATAAGCAAATCTAATGACCCCCAGCAGGAACTCTAATCATAGGTCTGTCAAGGGGTATTCGGGCTGAATCATAGGTGCGGCACTAATGATTGAATCCTGACTAAAGATATCAGGATAAGACCTGTCAATCAGGTTGCGCAAAAACAAGCAAATCAACGCTAAGGGGTCTAGGATGCCCTCAGAAGCCCTGACCCCCCTGTGCGAGCAAGGCTATTGACTACCCCCTGTAAAAGCCTCTGACACCCCAAAGAAGTGTAAAAATTGGTAAAAATGAGAAAACCGCTGGTATCATTGGTCGGAATGCGTGTTTCAGCGTATTATAAAGTTCAAATAATCGTCTGCTATCAGTCATATAAATCTGCACCTGTAAAGGAGACTTGGCACGGTCTCTGCTACGCACACACGCCCGTCCTACACAAAGGTTGAGCCTCCAGATTCCCGTCACACAATTGTAACAATCGACACGAAGAATCTCCTGTACTCCTATCAATAGGACTACTAGGGTGTGTGAGTCGCCTGACGACACCTACAAAACCAAAAACCAAATGAACCAGCCCACCAAAATCACGGTAGCCGATGTAATCGCTGACCGTTTCATCATCAGCCTCCAGAACGGAGTCGCACCTTGGCAGAAGCCTTGGGCATCCGTCTCGCCTCAGAATGGCGTGAGCCGCAAGCCCTACTCTGGGGTGAACGCCTTCACCCTCGCCTTCTGGGGTTCTGACGACTACTACCTGACCTTCAACCAAATCAAGGCGGCTGGTGGTACGCTGGAAGCGGGAACGAAAGGTCTGCCCATCACCTACTTCGCTAAGGTTGAAGACAAGAAAAAGACGAAGGTCAACGGCT